TCATTCCAGAACCACGGAAGCGGATGATTGACCGGGGCAATTACCCAATCATCATCAAGCCAATCCGGGTCTTGCAGTATGAAAGTTCCGTTAACTTCTTTTTCAATCATTTCGATTTTTGTTTTCATTATGTTTTCCGTCCTTTCGCCGCTTTAGCGGCAATTCCTAATCAGATAATTAATAGATATCTGTTGAGTTAATTGTATCAAAATTAAATATATAAGTCAATCAACGTTTTATATTTGTAGTGCATGAAAAAGCCTAAACCGTTGCAATACGTGAATAGGTAAGTATAAGATTTTTACTTGACAATAGTACGCAATGTGTACTATAATAAAGACATAAATTAATGGTATTGCCGTAAAGGCGGCGAAAGGAGAAACATCATGAACGAATCTAAAAAAGTAAGAGAAAGCTTACAGATGTCTCAACAGGCGATTGCGGAGCATTTCGGAATGCCCCGGAGAACGTGGCAAGATTGGGAACGAGACGAACGGACGCCCCCCGAATGGGTTAAATCCTTAATTCTTAAGGACTTAGCGGAACTTGCCGAAAAACAGAAAACGGCAAGAGACAGCTGGGGCGGGGTTGTAAAATATAAGGATTGCGCCTTAGCGTTCGCTCGTGATTCCCGGACGTGGCCTAAAGATTCATATGATTCTTTGGGTTACGTGACGGAAGGCCGTGCAGGTGAAGATTATCATATCTCTTGCGACGGAGACGGCGGCGGCCTTGATATTTCATGGGCTTTTCAACTTTCGGATGAAGAAGTTGAAAACCGGGCGGCGGATGAGTTTGTAAACGTCATGACAGAAAACGCCCGGCTACTTATTGAAGAAGCGGCATATGACGAATATACGCCGGATGAGTTCATCCAGCGGATGAACGACATAAAAGAGTTTTTCTAAAACTAAAACGCATACCGATAATAAAAAAGGCTAAGCGCTTAAAAGTGCTTAGCCTTTTTCAATTTTAACAAGAATGCTTTTTGAGATTTTCATTTTGGATTTTCTAGCCAAAAAAAAGCCCTTACAGTTTCAAAAAACTGTAAGGGCTTTAAGGCCGTTTATTGATTTTTAGCCGGATAATCAAAGTCATAAGACTTGCGCCAAAGGTCGTATTTTTCAATTACTTCATAGGCGGCGACGGCGATAGCGGTCGTGAGATAGTCATAGTCACTAGTGCCGCTAAGCACGTCAGACCATGAAAGTCTTACGCTTGCCCCGGTGAAGAAGGTGCAGGTCAGGGAATGGAGACCAAAACGCCAGTTGCCCATTCTTTCGGATACAACTAGCGACCACGACCATCCGGCATAAGTTCCGGTATAGACGGTAAATCTAATATTGGGGTCGGAATCTTTATAGATACACCGGATTTTTTTCAAGCCTTCTTTAACTTTTTCTTTGTTGTACATGAGAGTACACCCCTTTCGCCGCCCTTGCGGCAATAAAATAAAGTTTAATTTACGATTACAGTATATCAAATATAAATATAAAAGTCAACTAATCAAATACATACGGAGTTTCAAAGTCCGGGGGTTTTACGTCTTTACCATAGAAATTAAGCGGGATATTGTTAATATCATCGTTGAGTTTCATCAGTTGTAATATTGATAATGTTCTCAATAATGCAGATAATTCTGTTTTTTCTTCGTCTGTCGCTCCGGCACATAATAATACTTTGTCCGGAATCGCTTTATATCCGGATAACGTAATATCTGACCGGGGGATAGTCTGGAATAATATCATTTTTTGACGTGGTGTAAATTCCGGTAATACGACGCCATCAATTAACACGCCGTAATTGTGAACAGCGGTATGAACACGACGGCTAAAACCGCCGCCACGGGTTGACCTATGAACATGTGCATAATCCCACATATGTTTTAATTCTTTAGTTAAGTAAAGAGGCTTTTTCATTTTCTCATCACCTTTCAAAAGCTTAAAAATACACTTTTAATCATATCATATTATAATACAAATGTCAACAAACATCATGCGAAAAAACGGGCGAATTGCAGAAAAAGCAACGTTATAAAATCCGTTTTAAGCCCCTAAAATTAAAGTTTAGGGTAATATATGCGAAACGGTTAAACGTCTTTAAAACTGATATAAACGTAAATTTTAGGCGTTTGAAAACTGGTAAAACCTTGAAAACGGACAAAAAAGCACCCTACATCGTTGTAATTATGACCTTGCGGGGTGCAGGTGTGAAAGAATGGAAGCGGGTATGCTGGAATGTAAACATAAAAAAGGCTATCCGATTAATCGGATAGCCTTTTTCAATTGCCTTGCGGTTAAAGCATGGCGGCGACGGCTTTTATATCGTCGTCGTCCAGTCGACTGGTTATAAAGTCGACCACGTCGCGGGCGTCGACGCTTTCAATATTCCCGTACCCGTCGAACGTGAAGAAGTCGGCGGACGGGGAATATTCTCCGTAAAAAATCATGTTCACCAAATCGGACGGATTAAAACCCGTCATGAGTTCGTCAAATTCCCACATGGAATATAATGCGCTGTCCGGGTCGTTGAGTTCATCCCCGACGTACTCCGAATATGCGGCCGCTAAGTCGTAAACGTCCGCATTGTCAATAATTCTCATGGCCTTTTCGTTTGTCATTATAAAAACCCCTTTCGCCGCCCTTGCGGCAATTAAATTTCAGATAAAAATTATTTATCTGTTGTAATTAGTATATCAAAATTAAATACAAATGTCAACAAAAAATAGCAAAATTGATGGGAATTTATATATTCTTTAATGTCGTATAATGTCGCTTGTTTCATGCTTTTACGTTATGTATAATGTAAAGTGAAAAAGTCGAACGGAGATTATTAAGCCGTTCGACTTTTTGACGTTTGCAGTATTAAATGATAACAGTATTGAGAACGACAACGGCGACCGGCGACCGGCGACCGGAGACCCGGAGTCCCGGAGTCCCGGCACAAGTGAGAGCCTAATTGATAATGATAATATTCTCAAGACAATTATCATTCTCGTTCTCAATACGAAGGTACTTTCGCTACAAATGGCTTGAAATAGGGGTCGGGCGCCCCGCCCCAGTTAATTAGTTATGATTTTTTCTCATAGATTATAGAAAGGCTAGGTGATTTTTGCGTGGACGTTTCAAAGAATTTTGGCACGCTAACGGTGAGCCAAACAGCAATGGGTAAAGTCCTAGGCATTTCACAGCCGCAAATCAGTCATTTAGCCAAAACAGGCGTACTTTTGCGGAGTGAAGATAGCAAGATTTTACTCATCGAAAGTATGCGTAATTACTACATGAGAAAAGTGGACGCTCCGACGGACAGAGATATAAGTTTAGACCGTGAAAAAACGCTACACGAAAAAGCAAAGCGTGAAATTGCGGAACTAAAATTAGGTGAACTGAAAGGGCAGTTACACAGGACAGAAGATATAGACTTTATGCTAGGCGGCTTAATCACCGTCTTGCGACGCAACCTTTTAGCTATGCCCGCAAAAATGGCTACTAGTCTAGTTGGCAAGGATACCGATGAGGTAAACGAGATTATGACTAAGTACATAAATAGTGCATTATCGGAACTTGCTACCTTCAAAGCCGCCGACTTAGAAAGGTTAGAAGAAGATGAAGAAGAAAACTAACACTAACAAACGGCCTGCAAAGAAGGAGCAAGTACCCGATAAGACTCTAGCGGTATTTCAGCGACTGATAGAAGGACTTGAACCGCCGCCGAACATGAGCGTATCGGAGTGGGCTGAAGCCTACAGAATCATTCCTTCCGAATACGGTGCAGACGCAGGTAAGTGGGTTAGCAAGGACTATCAGATACCTATTATGGACGCTTTTACAACGAAAGGCGTTACTAAGGTTGTGGCCATGTTAGGAGCGCAGTTAGGTAAATCAGAAATCCTGTTCAACTTGTTAGGCAGGTACATTCACCTAGACCCTTGCCCTATGCTAATGGTACAGCCGACGGTAGAAGATAGTAAGGACTTCTCAAAGGAACGTCTAACACCCACTATCGAACAAACGCCTGTACTTGCAGAGAGAATACACGACCAGAAGTCACGAAACGGTGACAATACCATTCTAAAGAAGCTGTTCGCAGGCGGCTACCTTGCGTTAGTTGGTAGTAATGCACCGAGCGGCCTTGCGAAGCGTTCTATCCGAATACTGGTATGTGACGAAGTAGACCGATTTGCGACCAGTGCAGGTACAGAAGGCGACCCTGTTTCACTAGCCATCAAGCGTACTTCTAACTTCTGGAATCACATCATCGGGCTATTTTCCACACCGACAGACGAAACGAGCCGCATATATAGAGAGTATATGCTAGGCACGCAGGAAGAATGGCGGTATAAATGCCCTAATTGTGGTGAATGGCACTGGTTAACTATTGATGATATGCGGTACGAGTATGACGAGTTTGATAAAAACGGTGAGAAGTCATACGCCGTACATTCAGTAAATTGGCTTTGCCCCGATTGTGGCTTTTCTTATACAGAAGCCGAGATGAAGCAAGCCGAACAAGGCTATATAAAGTTAAATGAAGGAGTCACGGCTACACGGTCATTCCACGTAAACGCTTTTACGTCACCGTGGGTACGTTGGACTTCCATTGTACAGGAGTATTTAGAAGCTAAAGACGACGAAGAGTCGCTAAAGACGTTCGTAAACACCAGACTTGCCGAGGTATACACCCCCGACGTTACTATGACTGAAATAGAACCGCTGTTAGACCGCCGAGAAGAGTATGAAGCGGAGCTACCAGACGGAGCTTTACTTCTCACGTGTGCAGTTGATACGCAGGACGACCGACTGGAGTACGAGGTTTGCGCATGGGGGGAAGGCGAGGAACGATGGGGAATCAGAAAAGGGATAATCATCGGTACACCCGAAGAGAACGGGCAGGTATGGAACGAACTGTTATCCATTATCACCCGTGAATATCACTTCAAAGACGGCAAATCAATCCGAATCGCACGTACCTTTATTGACCGTGGCGGTCACTATTCGGACGGCGTAGACCATTTTTGCTTTATGAACCAAGTAAATAACGTGTTCGCCATTATCGGTGCAACACGGTTTGACGCTAAAATCATTGATAAATTATCACCTGTAAAGGCTATGCCGAGCCTTAAAATAGTAAATATCGGCGTAAGTACCTGTAAACAGCACGTATTACAGCGCCTAAAGGAAGTTACCGAAGTGGGAAGCAGATACATGCACTTCCCGTTAGGCGATGACAGAGGGTATGACAGGCGGTATTTTAAGGGCTTGTTAGCCGAACGACTTACAACCGTAAAAGAACACGGCAGATTAAAGCAAAAATGGGTAAATGTAGCGTCAGATAAACGTAATGAACCTATTGACCTTGCTGTTTATAACTTTGCTTGTATGAAGAGTTTGAACGTGAACTGGGCAGAGTATAAACGTGATTTAAACCGAGTACATGCACCCGAAAGCAACGAAAAACCCGTAGAAAAGGTTACGGTACAGCGTAAATATGGGTGCATAAGGGAAGGAGTGAGAGTCTAATATGGCAGATACCGTTGAACAAGCACGCTTACGGCGACTGTTAGAAGCCGAGCAGGAAATTATTCGTTCCCAAGAATGGCAAGACGGCACGCTAAAGAACAGACGAGCCGACCTTAAAAGCGTTACAGCCGAGATTAACAAGCTCCGAGCGGCAGGCGTTACGCTTGATGACGAGGTAACAGCACCGTCTAACCGTCGCCGAGGTATGGCAAGGCGTGTAATTTTTATTGACTAAGGGAGAACCGAATGCGTAAAAAACGGAAAAAACAGTTGCAAACGGCAAGAACACCTACTGAACATACCGTGAACGTTCGCCGCAACCGTGTAATCAACACGGGATACAGCGAAAACGGTGCAAGTAGCACGAAAGGCAGTCTTGCCGCATGGAATCCTATGCGTAGCAGTCCGCAAAGCGATATAGACGCTAATTTGGACGTGTTACGGGCAAGAAGTGCAGACCTTGTAATGGGTACGCCCGTTGCGGCAAGTGCTATCAACACTTCTAAAAGCAACGTAGTGGGTGCAGGGCTTAAACTTTCACCTAGGCCTAGCTATAAGCTGTTAGGTATTACCGCCGAAGCCGCCGAAGAGTGGGCAAGGGAAGTAAAAGCCGAGTTTGATTTATGGGCTTTGTCTAAGCATTGCGATATAGCCAAGCGTAACAATTTTTACGACTTGCAGGACGTGATATACACGGCCTATCTTATCGACGGTGACAGCTTTGCCCTTTTTAAGTATCGGGATAGTACACCGTATATGCCTTACGGACTCCGACTTCAATTATTAGAAGCCGATAGGGTGAGAAATCCTAATGCGTCGTCAATCGCAAGCCTGTATGGTAATACCACGGTTATTATTAAGAATGCGGACAACGGTAATAGAATCATTAACGGCGTCGAAGTGGACGACGACGGCGCAGTTGCCGCATACTGGGTATCGAACCGCTACCAATATGACCCTACTGATGTATCGGGCATACCGAAGTGGACGAGAGTAGAAGCCTTTGGTAGCCGTTCGGGAATGCCCAATATTTTACAGATTTGTCATGATGAAAGGCCGTCACAGTATCGTGGCGTACCCGAATTAGCCCCCGTAATTGAAACCTTAAAGCAGATAGGTAGATATACGAACGCAGAACTTACGGCGGCTATCGTGAAGTCTTTCTTCACTCTATTCTTTATGGAAGCCGAACAGCACGATGACCCCGAATTTCCTATTGCAGAAGCCTTGAACGGTACACATCAAACAAGAGAAGTGCTAGACCCGAACTCTTTGCAGTTGGGTGCAGGAACGATTAACACCATTCCCGCAGGGTACGAATTAAAATCGACTGACCCCCAGAGAAACTTATCGACGTTTGAGCCGTTCATGCGTGAACTGATTAAGCAGTTGGGAGCGGCACTAGGTATTCCGTATGAAGTGCTTATGAAGTCCTTCAATGCGTCGTATACCGCAAGCCGAGCCGCACTATTGCAGGCGTGGGCAGGGTTTAAAATGCGTCGTGAATGGTTTTCAAGAGATTTTTGTCAGCCCGTGTATGAAGCATGGCTTACCGAAGCCGTTGCAAGAGGACGGGTGAAAGCCGAAGGCTTTTTCAACGACCCTAAAATAAAGGCCGCATGGTGCAATGCAGAGTGGTACGGCCCGACAATGGGAGTCTTAGACCCTGTAAAAGAAGCCGAATCCGCACAAATGCGTGTTATGTTTGGCCTAAGCACGAGGGAAAAAGAAGCCGCAGAAATGACTGGTACGGACTGGAACGAGAATATAGAACGGTTAGCTATCGAACGCAAGCGATTATCTGAAAGCGGCTTGCCTGTATATCCTAACGTTGTAGGCGTATCAGTAGCCGAAGGCGAAAATTTAGAAGAAAGGAGTGATACCGATGACTAAGTTTTGGAATTTCGCCCCCAAAGACGAAAAAACCGTAGAGTTACGAATCGACGGAGATATTGTTGATGACTCCGACGTATGGCTTTATGAGTGGATAGGCGAAACATGTACTTCACCGAACGCCTTTAGAGAAGCCTTAAATGCGTACAAAGGCATGAACATTAACGTGTGGATTGACAGTTTCGGCGGCAGTGTATTCGCCGCTACAGGCATATACAATGCCCTTGCAGAACATGCACGCCAAGGCGGTACAGTTACCACTATCGGCGACGGCAAAGTGATGTCAGCCGCAACTGTAATTTTCATGGCAGGGCAGAAGCGGCAAGTCACTAAAGGATGTGTATTTATGATACACAATCCGCTTACAAGTGTAGGCGGCTATGCCGAGGACTTACGCAAGACGGCCGATATATTGGACGTAGTGAAGGAGTCTATCATCAACGCTTACGAAAGCACGGGCAAGAGCCGTGAGGAACTTTCTGATATGATGAACGCAGAAACCTACATGGACGCAAGCCAGACCGTGCAAGAAGGCTTTGCAACGGAAATATTACAGGTAAGCGAAAAGGCCGCCGACAATAACAGCCCCGTAAGGGCATTGGCACGCAAAGCTATTGTGGCTTACGCAGAAACAGATGTTACCAATTTACAAAAAATCATTAAAGGAGAGAACGGCAACATGGAAAAGAAAGCAGAAATCAAGAACGTTGCGGACTTGAAGAATCAGTACACAGACCTTTGTGAACAGATTAAAAACGACGCAATCAAAGCAGAACGTAGCCGTATGCAGGCGTTAGACGCATTAGCAGACGGCAGTGAACAAGTAGCACAGATTATCAATCACGCTAAAGAAACAGGACAGACGGCAGAAGATGTACAGTTTTTCGTGGATACGGCTAAGGCCGCAAACGCAAAAACCGTAGCTGTTTCTGACGTAGCCGAACCGAATGTAGACAGCATTGTTGACAAAAAAGTATCGGGAGCGGAAAACGTAGGCGTTGATAAGGTACACAACGAAGCCGACGAAGAACGAGAAGGCATTAAAGCTATGGTTGAAATGCTTAACAGAAAGAGAGGTAAATAATAATGGCAGAACGCATTACACAAGTAGCAACCGCACAGTATGATGAATTGATTGGCGGCGCAAATCCGAACGCAGTAGCAACAGGCGTTACCATCGCCGCAGGTGAAGGTAAACTGACCCGTGGCACGTTGCTTAAATTCGACACAGGCAAGTACAAAGGTGCAACGGACGCAGACGAAGTAGTAGCTGTTCTTTGTGACGACGTAGACGCTACTCACGAAGTAAACACCGAAGCCTACTTCACAGGCGTATTCAATGCAGAAAAGTTGAAGTTTAAAGGCGGCACGGGTGACATTTCTAAAGTTATTGATAGTATGCACAAGTACGGTATGCTTGTAGTTAAATTACATAAATAGGGGGACACCACAATGGCATTTGATGTAAACAGCACATATACGATGTTACAGGCTATTGAACAGGCCTATGCACCGAACACATTTTTCCGTGACACGTTCTTCCCGAACGTAGAAACGTTCACGACGAATTACGTTCTCATGGATATTCAAAAAGGCGGCCGCCCGCTTGCACCGTTCGTATCCCGTAATGGCAATACGGTAAATATGCAACGTGAAGGCCGTAAGACGAACATGTACGAACCGCCCATTTTAGCTCCGAGCCGCACCATCAACACGAAAGACGTTGAAATGCGTGGCTTAGGCGAAAGCATTGTATCCACAAAAACGCCCGCAGAACGTGCAATGGAACTCCGCACACGTGACATAGTGGATTTGCAGGATATGATTGTACGCCGCCATGAATGGGAATGCGCACAGGCTATGTTGTTCGGTAAGTTTGACATTACAGGCTATGCCGCAAACGGTACGGCTGTTGTAACGGATACGGTAACGTATACAGACTTCACGCAGAAGAAAACACTTAGCGGTGCAGATATGTGGAGCAATCCGACAACGGCAACGCCGAGAGACGTATTGCAGGAAGCATATCAGGCAATTTCGCAGAACGCTAATCTGTTGCCCGATTATGTAGTAATGAACAGCAAGACGGCAACGGCATTGCTTAAATGTAAGCAAACGCAAGACTTCTTGCTCCGTCCGCAGGCAAATCTCAATCTCATGAGCATTGCCCCGAAAGTGTTAAGCACTTCCGTTACGTTGTTCGGCGTTATTACAGAGTTGGGTAACTTGCCTATCTATGTATACGACGCAGTATACACAGACGACGCAGGAACGGCACAGCACTTTATTCCCGACGGCTATGTAGTTATGGGCATTTCTGGACGTGGCAAGCAGTTGTTTGCGGCTATCACGCAGTTGGAAGGCGACGGCGAGTTTAAGACCTATGCAAGTGCATTTGTTCCGAAAGTATGGGATGATATTGAAAGCAACACTAAGAAGTTGGCAGTATCTTCCGCAATGTTGCCCGTACCTGCAACGTATGACGATTGGTACACGTTGAAAGTAATGTAATAACTTTAGGGAATAGGCGTTCCAGTGAGGAGCGCCTTTTGCCCTTTGTTTTCGTAAAGGAGAGATAGCATGTTAGTACAGGTAAATAGATTTAAAGTACAACACAACGGTGAAACGTTTGTCGCAGGCGACGTATTCGAGATTGACGACGTGCAGGGCAAGGCTTTAATCGAGTCGAGCGATGGCGAGCTTTCCGAACACACGGGTGCATATAAAACGGAAAGCGAAGAAGCGTCTAGCGACAAAAACGTAGATGAGTTAGGCTTGCCTAAAGTATCGGCGAAAGACACCGTAGGTAAGAACTAATGAGCCGCCTAGTCGAACACATGGCAACAGATATAGATGTGTTTTTCAACGACGCAGGCGAAGAAATTACCTACATTTCAGGGGATAAAAGCCGCACCATTCTAGCGATGGCAGAAGTAGGCGTAAACGATACTAAAAAGACTCCGCACGGACTGGATAGAAGTTACGGCGACGCAAGTTTTACGCTATATGACGACCCTGTAAAGGGCATTACCAGTCCGCACGCAGGGGATAAGATAGAGTATAAAGGCATACGGTTTAATTATGTGGCTATGGAACAGCACGTACCTAATGTGGTATGGCGGTTACGTTTCCTTAACAAGGAATCGGCTGTTCCTTACGGCAACGGCGTGTTCTAGGCGGTGAGCATATGGACTTACGAATAGAATACGAAGATAAGGCGAGCGCCTTTTTGTTGCAGGCCGCACAGGATAATCCTAAATGGATAGCGTCAGCCCTTAAATCAGCGGCATGGAAGTCACAACGGGTTATTAAAGAGGGTATTAAGTCAGGAGCGCCTAACGGCAAGCCTTACGCACCGAGAAGCCTTACCCCTAAACAGCGTAGGCTGTTGGAAGCGGCATTAGGTCACACACCTAAACGCACCTATCCGTTAATGGGTAGATTAAGGCAGGCAGTTGGTTACGATAGCCGCAGAGCTAAAGACGGCGTTGTAACTGTAGGATGGCTAAGCAAATCCGCTGTTCTCATTGGTAGTAAACAGCAAGAAGGCTTTCAAACGCCTATATCTGATAAGACCCGTAGGGCATTTGCCGCCGCAGGCATTATCTTACGTAGAGGTACGACAATGACGAACACGGCGGCAAGACCGACTTTCCCTGTAATGTTACCGAAGGTACAGCAAGTTGCGGCCGATACGGTAAGAGAAAAAATCATTTCTTATGTAATGGGTAACACGAGCCGTTCAGCTAAGACAAGTACCAGAACGTATAAAGTATATCAGTAGGTGAATGCATGGAACACACACTAGCATTACAAAAAATCATGAATGCGTGGTTTACTGATATATCACAGTCGCAAGATATAAAGGATTATTGTACGGAGCATTTCCACAAGAAGCCTAAATATATTGTAGGCGGCAACCCCCGTGAATCGCCGAGTGAGGAAGATTGCCCCTTTATCGTTGTCATGAATGACAACAAGTTGGAAGGTGAAGGATTAGACACTTATACCTATTCGGCGGTCATCGTGTGGGCTATCAGTAATACCGCAATGATAGTAGACGGAACGGAACAGCCTTTTGGCGGTTATCCCGAAGCCGATACTATCACACTAAAGGGTGCAGTAGAAGTAGACGAGTTAGGACAGCTTATATATGAAGTTGTTGCTAAATGTGCTATCGACCACGGCTACCCGTTAAGTAAAGTTGAGTACGACTTATCGCCTAAAGCGTCGTTTCCGCAGTTTGTTGGATACATGCGTATCGAAACTGAAATAGAACCGACTATGGGTGAAATTCTTGATTATTAAAGGAGATAAAACGAATGGCTAAACAAGCAAAGGGCATGAAATCTATTACGAACCTTTCGTTTGAAACGGCGTATGGCGTTGCGCCGACGGCAGGTAAAACGTATCGAGTACCGTTCAACAAGAACGGCCTTGCCGCAAAGCAGAACTTGATTGAAACGAACACAATCACAGGCCGCCGTGACGCAACGGAAGCAGGCGTAGGTCAGCTTGAAGCGTCAGGTCAGCTTGAATTGCCGTTGGATGTACGAAACGTTGGCCTTGTATTAAAGGGCATGTTCGGCGCTCCGACATCGACGGCAGTTACGTCAGGCGCAGGTACGCCGACACCGACAGGGCTTTACAAGCACGTCTTTAAAGTAGGCGACGAAATCCCGTCTATGACAGTAGAAAAGGGCTTTCCCGACATCAACTTGTTCTTCCAATACTTAGGCGTTAAATGCAACAAGATGAGTATTACGGCACAAGTTGGGAACAACGAAACGACTTACACCGTCGATACGATGGCGGCAAACGAAGATGAAAAAACCACCACAATGGCAGGTACGCCCGATAAGTTAGCGCTTACCCGTTTCAACAACGTAAACGCTACAGTTAAAGAAGGCGGCCAAGTGTTGGGTATTTGCCGTAAAATGACGCTTGATATGGACAACGGCCTTGACGGTGATACCTATTGCCTTAACGGTAAAAATTCCCGTCCTTCCATCAATGAAGGTACAATGGCCGTATCGGGTAGTATTGAAGCCCTGTTCGTAGACGATACGCTTATTAAGAAGGGTGCAGACATTAAAGAAACGTCGCTTGAACTTATCTTTACTAGAGATAAATTCAGCTTATCGTTCCTTATTCCCGAACTTATCTTTGAACGTACATCGCCTGCAATCGAAGGTAGCGCAGGAGTTAAGGTAGACCTTAACTACAAAGGCTATTATGCCGACGATACGAACAATTCTATCATTGTAGTAACGCTTATTAACGACGTTGCGTCTTACTAGAAGGAGTGTATAGAACATGGCAGAGAAGAAGGAACAAGATGTTAGCAAGATTGAAAAAGAAAACCGTGAAGTTTTGGACAAATTGGTTAAAGAAGGTAAGTTGCCTTCTTATCGTTCTTTAACGAGAAACGAACGTAAGAAACTGGACGAAAGCGGCCAGAACTGGTTGAAAACACCGATTAGCGACACACGGAACGCACTTGATGTACGTGAATCGTGCTATGACTGGATACTGGACAGCTGTTTCGGTGACTTTGACTTTGGCGATTTGCCTAATAACGTATGCCTTGCCTTTGCAGAAATTTGCTATGGCCTTACATACGGTAACAAGTTAGCCGAAAAAAACTAGTCGAGGTATGGCAATGGGTGAACGAAAAATCCGACTATTGCGACATGTGCAAAGAGTTAGGAAAAAACGTTGATTGTCATACTTGCGAAGATAGACAGCCTTATTTATGGCTAGAAAATGAAACCGCCTTTGCGCTATGGACACACGTTCAGACGCAATGGCGGTTTTGTTCATATGGTGCAGGAATGGGAGCAAGCGTACCTATTCCTTGCGGCCTAGACTATACAGCAGTAGAAAGAGTAGCGGCTATGCTTGATATAGAAATGACAGCAGGCCTGTTATATCGAATACAAGCGCTAGAAGTGTACACCCTTGACAACATAAGAAAGGAAATGGCAGACAATGGCAAAGAATGACGTACAAATAAATATCATAGGCCGTGACCAAGCGTCAGCCGCTTTCAAAAAGGTATCCGACCAAGCCCAAGCCAGCCGTAAACAGATAGAGCGTTTCGGTCAAAGTACGATACAGGTCAAGGGCATACTTGAGAACGCCGCAGGTTACGCCGCCGCTATTACAGGCATTGAGGGCATTGGAGCGGCGTTCCACCACACATTAGGAGAAGCATTCGAGTTTTACAAGACGATGGAAACGGGTGCTATCTCTATGGCAGGTACACTCATGACAATGGGTGAAGTGAACGGCAAGACGCTTGATTGGACTCAATCGCTAATGATGAGTAAGAAGCTAATGCTTGAACTTTCCGACGCCGCTTTGACGACAGGTGCTAGTACGCAGGAAATCAGCGACGTATTCCGAGCCATGCTACCTAATGCGTTATCGGCAGGTATGACGATTAAGCAAACGCTTTCTCTTGCGTCTACTCTTACCACGACAGGTAAGGCAATGGGCTTACAGGGAAACCTTCTTGCACGTGACGTACAGGATTTAATATCAGGTAAGAACATTAGCCGTACTAAGCTAGGTATCATCTTAGGCCTTACATCTCAAGATATTGCACAAGCCAAGCAGTCCGCAGGCGGCCTATTCAACTTCTTACAGGATAGACTCCGTGGTGAAGCGGAAGCGAACAAGCATTACCTTGAATCATACGAAGGCCGTGTGAACCATTTAAAAGAAGCGTGGGCTAGAATTAGCGGTACAGGCTTATCACCGTTCATTAGTCAGTTGACGAGTGAACTCACGACTCTTGCAGATAAACTTGTAGGCGTAGATATGGAGAACCACTCCGTACTAGGACTGAACAAGGACTTCTATGAAGGTATCCAAAACGCAGGGATTGTGTTTAGCCACTTAATCGAACAAGGTAAGACCTTTGCCAGTGATATGGGCGGAATAGTAATGCCTGCAATAAACGGTATCGCCGCAGGTATCGAATGGGGAGCAATACATGCGTCCGCACTTTTAAAGGCATTCATAGGGCTTACCGTAGCACAGAAGATAAACTACTATGTGCAGGATATACGTACAGGGTTTACGGGAGCGGCTAACGCCATTACAGGTGCAACGGAAGCGGAAACGGCGTTAGGCCGAGCGGCACAACAGACACGACTAGAGTATGAAGCACAAGCGGCCGCACTCCGTCAGCGTGACCTTGACTATAATGCGGCTATGGCGCAACATGCCGCAGGTAAAGCCGTAACTATAACAGGCAGTGAGGGCAACCTAGCGGCTATATCGGCTATTAAAGCCGAGAAAGCGGCACAGGACGAACTCACAGCGGCTATTGAACGGACTATGGCCGTTAGGATGAATGCGGTTGATTTATCGGCTAGTGTTCAGTTTGAAATGATAAGAGCCGCCGAAGCTATTAAGGCAGGCGAAGAAGAACTTGCCCGTTCTATCATGCTTACGACTCAAGCCTATGAAGCACGGGGAGAAGTAGCCGATGTGGTAGTAGCTAATATGCAAAGAGCCCTACTTGCTATGCAAAACGGCGAAACCGAGCTTGCCGAGTCGATACTCCGCACGAACGCAGAGCTTATCGAACAGGCAGGTGCAGGGTATACCGCAGGTGAAGCCGTAAAAGCAGGTACAGTAATAGCTACTCAAGGACAAGCTACTCTTGCCGACGCTACAGGGCTAACTACCGCCGAGATATTAAACCAAGGCGTTGTATCAATGGGTACAGGCGTTAAGGTATCACAGTTAGGTACGGCAGGAGCAATGGCACAGCGTGAGCTTGCCGCACAGACGGTCATTTCTACCACGGCCATAGAAGCACAAGGCGTGGCAGGGCTTTCCGCAGGAGCAACTATTGCCAAAGGTATGGCAGTAGCAGGAAATGCAGTTAGAGGGCTGTTATCTCAAGTGTGGAATTTGGCAGGGGGATGGCTAGGCGTTGCAATCGCCGTAGGCGTAGCTATAAAGGCTATGCACGACTACCAAGCCGACGTAGCCGCATATGATAGCCTACATCAAGTCACCGACCAAGACGGCGTATCGTGGACACAGCACTCTAACGGACAGTGGGAACGTACCGACAACGTAGGAAAGTCAGGGCTTGCACGTGACGCAGGTTTAAGCAATCAGCCTACAGGCGAGCAGTTAGAGTATCTGAACCGACAAATGGCCGCCCGAGAAGAGAATTTGCGTCAGCAACAACTGCAAAAAGAAGCTAAGGAAATGAAAGACAGCTACTTGCACATGAAAGAAGTGCAACAAATTGCAGGCATTGATGACTTAATGGACAGCGTACAAGGACGTTTCTCACACGGTGAAGGGAGCGAGGACGCTAAAGAAGCCGCAAAAGCGAGCAAGGAAGCGGCTAAGCAGACTAAAGCCCTTGCTAGAGCAAACGAATCTTACGCTAAGACCATTGAAAGTAACTCTAAGGCTATTCGTGACGCTAACAATAAACTGTTAAACATCATCGAGTCGTTAGACGAGAAGATACTAGACGAAACAGGCAGTCAATTCCAGATTGACATGCAGAAGGCCGAAAACTTCTACAAAAAGACACAGCGTGAAATCGCAACCACGGGTACAGTAAACCTTAAAGGCTTTAATAAGTCGTCCTTCACAGGCCAAGCCGCAAGTGTTGGCGAAGCCATGATACAGGCTACTCAAGACTTTTTCGGTACAAAGTATTATTACGGCGGCGGTCACGGTGACGACGGTGCAAACGGCCTTGACTGTAGCGGCCTAATCAACGAAGCGTTCAAGAAGTTGGGTATCAACATCAACGGCACGAACGATACGTTTGTTGAAGCGGCACAAAGTGCAGGAGCGTTCCATGCCGCAGGTGACGGGTACACACCGAAACGTGGCGACATCATACTAAGTGATAACTACATGCACAGCGGCATTTACGTAGACGACGATACGTATATAGCGTCTAACTCAAGTACAGGCGTAGGTGAGCACCATAACTGGAGTGGTGCTTTCAGCACGTCAGGCTACATTGATATGAACGCACTTGCCGCAAGTGTGGGAGTTTCTGTTGCAAACGCCATTCAAGATACGCAGGCCACACAAGCTACTAACTTACCGAACACCGACTCTATAGCGGTTATTAAGCAAGCCGCACAGGAAATGGGTTTCGGTAATGTAAACCTTCTTGCGGCGTTAGCGGCCGTAGAAAGTGGCGGCGGCGATGTAAACGCTATCAACCCGTGGGCTTATAACAGCGACACAGGCGCAACGGGTATGTTCCAGATATTGGACGGGCAGGACGTGGCAACGGCTAATGGACGGGCAAGCATAGCGGACTTATTCCCTAATTATAAGACCGACCCGTTAGAAAACGCTAAAGCGGCTATTACGATGTTCAACGATAAGTTAAGCGTAGCCGACGGTGATATTGATAAAGCCATTAAGCTATACGGCGAAAACACCGACGAGTATCTGAACAATGTAAAAGCGGCACTTGCCACTGTTGGCGGTGACGTTGACCTTACGCCTACTAAGCGAAGCACCTATTATTCTCCGTTAATGAAAACGGCGAACGAGAAGAACTTAGAGTGGCATAAACTTGCCGTCGAAAAGGCAAAACGTGAACAGGCTATCCGTGTACGGGAAGCCCAATCCGACATAGACGTTACGTCCGCAAGCCTTGAGCTTACAGGCGGTGAAGATGGACGGCTTGCAAAGCTCCGAGCCGAACGGGATGAAAAGATAGCTAAGAACAAAGACAAGCTCCGTGATTATTACAAGGCTACAGGCGATAAGGAGCTTGCCGAACGGCAGATGTACGTACATCAGCTTGCGATTATAAGCGAATCGGAAGAAAAAGAACGTGAAGCTATGCGTAACATTTCCGAAGAGTACGGCAAGCACTTGCAGGCCATGGGCTATCTGAACGGAGAGTTTCAGGCAGAAATCGACCGTAAGAGAGCCGCAGAACTGGAACGGTTTATAGCCTACCAGAAGGAACAGCTTGAAACGGCACAGCTTACCACGCAACAGCGGATAGAACTTGAAGAGCAGTACGCCGCTAAAGTTAAGGAAGCCCGTGACCTTGAAGCTAAAACGGACTGGGGAGCAGGCGTAAAATCGGCTATGGACTACATTAGGTCATACACGCAAGACATCGGCAAAGACATCAAAGAAGCATGGGATAGCGTTACAAACACTATCGAGAACGGTTTCAATAACATGCTTACCGAAAATAAGTCCTTTTCAGAACGTATGCGTGATATTTATGTAGGCATATCGAATGCCATCCTTAATATGATGATGAAAATCATCATGCAAGGGCTTATCATGCACACCGTCATGAAGATATTCGGTATACCCGCAGGCGGTGCAGGCGGCGGCGCAGGTACAGGCGGTGCTACCTTTAACCTACAAAGAGGTATCGGTTACAGTGGTATCTTTGGCCACCATGCTAGCGGCGGTATTGCTAATGAAGAGTGGTACGTTGCAGGCGAACACGGTGCAGAACTGATACACAACAATGGCGGCGCAGGTTATGTGTATAACGCTAGTCAGACGGCAAAGATATTCGCAGGTGCAGGACAAGGCGGTACAGGCACGCAAGCTCCGCAGAGTGTTGAGGTCAGAATCATAAACGAAAGTGGTAAAGAAGTAAAAGCTAAGTCTAGCGAATCTAAATTTGACGGACGTAAGCTAATCATTACCACGGTATTGAGCGCAATAGGTACAAACGAGATGGGAAGTCGTGACTTCCTTAAAGGAGCGATAGCAAATGGCTAATCTCAAGTTTCCGTCATCTATCATTAAACCTTCTTATGGTAGTACGGTTGACTATGAAGATATTAGCATTCGTTCCAAGATGGAAAACGGCGTTGTGAAGGCAAGACGTAAATTCACGAAGAGCCGTAAGACGTGGTTATTGAGATGGGATAGTTTGCCCGAAGCAGACTATCTCGTCTTAATGCGTTTTCTTACGAACGAATGTTACTTTTCGGCCGTTCCGTTCGAGTGGGAATGCTTTACCGACGGAAAGACCTACCTTGTTCGCTTTGCCGACAAGGAAAAATTTGAAACTAAAGCAGTTGGGTATTATTCAGGAAGTATTACGTTACAGGAGTGCTAAGCTATGTTAACGTTATCAGCCATCGCAAAAGCAGAAAAGAACAGACTTGACCCCGAAGGCGTTTTCATTCTTCTGTTAGAACTCATCATACCGATGGAAGGCCTAGAGCCTATCAGAGTGTGCTACAACACAGAGGACATTACGTGGAACGGCCAGTTATGGCAGGCCTTTCCGCTTGAAATCGGGGAAGTTACCGAGGATAAATCAGGGAGTATCCCGTCTTTTGAAATTCGAGTAGACAACACGAGCCGAGCTTTGACATCGTACATAGAAGCGTCTAACGGTGCTAACAACGCCGACGTAATTATACGAGTTGTTAATTCTAAGAATCTTTCGTCTACTGAACCCGAACTGGAAGAACACTTTAGGGTAGCAAGAACAAACGTCACAGAGTCGTGGGTAACTATGACGGTAAGTACCGAGTATAACCCTAATAGCCGCAGACCGATTGACCGCTATTCAAAGAACAACTGTAGGTATAAAGAGTTTGGCGGCGCACTTTGCGGCTATACGGGAAGTCAGTATAAGACCTGTAACCGCACGCTTTCCGATTGTAGAAAACGAGGGTGCAGTAAACGCTATGGCGGCTTTGCAGGCGTTGACCAAGGCGGTATATACATATGATTGAGTATGAAAGTCTTATCGGCATACCGTGCAAAGACGAGGGCAGAACCCTTGAAGGCCTTGATTGTTACGGCCTTGTCATGGAAGTATATCGTCGTTTTGGCATTGAGCTACCCGAATACTGGGCTAGTTTCGACGACGACGAAAAGGTATCAGCCATCATTCACGAAGAAATCAAAAAACCTATATGGAAAAAAGTTGAGGGAGAGCCGCCTGTACCGAGCGTTCTAGCCATACGGCTAGGCGTTCCGAAAGGCGTAATCAACCACACGGGAGTCTATATAGGCGACGGAAAGTTTATCCATTGCAGGGCTAAAACAGGCGTAGTAGTAAGCCGAGTGGACAGCCCCGCATGGCATAAAACGATAGAAGGCTACTATGTGTATGCAGGAGAAGAATAAAACATGATAACTGTAGTATTTGTCAAGAATCCGTTCGAGCCGACAAAAGATAGAGAGATACATACGTTCCTGTTCCAAGAAGGCTACACAGTCGCCGATTATGTAAGGCAATGTGGAAGCGAACTTGAGATGAAAGACGTTGTAATCTCTAAGAACGCACACACGTTTAACGGCGATAAAGCGGTACAAGACGGTGATTTTATAGTCTTTTCACCCGTTGTAGCCAAGAGCGGCGGCAAGAATCCGCTACTTATTATTGCCACAGTCGCCTTAGCCGTTGTATCAGGCGGCGTTGGCGGCTTAGTCGCAACTGGTCACTGGGGGATGGCGGCCTTAACGTCAGCCACAGGATGGGCGGCTATCGGCGGTTACTTAGCGTCAGCGGCGGTTATGTTCATCGGCGGTCAGTTGATACAACATGCCTTTGGCACAGCAACGCCTAAGCTAGGCACGAACAAAGAAAACCCTACTTACAGTTGGGGAGATATACAGACAACGCAAGGGCAGAACAATCCGATACCCCTTACCTATGGGCTAGTACGGTCAGGCGGTCAGACTATCGGCAAGTATCTGTATTCTAAAGACGACAAGCAGTATTTGAATTGGCTTGTATCAGCAGGCCGAGGTGAGCTTGAAATCACAGACGTAAGACTCAACGATAACCCTGTAGCTAACTATAAAGACGTAGAAGTTACTATCCGAAACGGCACGAACGACCAAGAAGTCATACCGAACTTCAATGACACCATATCGTCTAAAGTGCTAAATTATGAAATCCTTAACGACGAATGGCGCACCGACATAGTAACAGGTAACGCCACGGAAGGTATCATCTTTTACGTTGAGTGCAGTAACGGGCTTTATTACGCTAAAGACGACGGCAAGTTAGGTGACGCATGGGTAGAAATTGCCGCCGAGTATGCCAAAGTTGGCACACAAGACTGGAAGCAAGTACCTACTAGCCGTATAACAGGCCATCAGTCAGGTGCATTGCGTAAAGAGTATCGAGTCGATAACATTCCCGAAGGTGAGTATCAGGTACGAGTCAAAGTAACGGGCAGAAGTCACGACCGAGATAACAGCCGAGCGTCTACCCGTATTTACTGGACAGCTGTTGCAAGTATCGTATATGACGACTTTGCCTATCCGTGTATTGCCCTTATCGGTATCAAGGCGATGGCCACAGACCAGTTGAGCGGCAGTCCGACGCTAAAGTTTATGAAAGAACGTAAGTACGTGTACGTCTATAATCCGAACACACGGCAGTACGAAACACGACCTGCAAACAATCCTGCATGGGCGGCGTATGACATGATACACCAAGCCGACAAGGTCAAAGACGCACGCAACGGCGAAGAGGTTTATATCGTAAGAGGAGCTAAAGCAGAGCTTATGATGTATGACCGTTTCGCCGAGTGGGCAGAGTATTGCGACCGCTTTAAACTCTACTGCAACATAGAGATAAACCAAGTAGGCGAGCTGTTAGAGCTTACGAACAAGTATATATCCGCTGTTGGTAGAGGGATGGTTATTCCTTTCGGTACGAGGTTTGCCCCCGTATGGGATGGCCTTAAAGACGCAGTACAGATGTTCGGCATGGGTAACATTAAAGAAGGCACGTTCCAAGAGGACTTCCTAAAGACTTCTGATAGAGCAAACGCCGTGGAAGTTACCTTCACGAACAAGCAAAAAGGCTATCAGCAAGACACGATTAAGGTATACTCCGATACGTTTGATACGGACGAGTACGACAATACAACACAGATAGCTTACCCTGCAATAGACAATATGGAGCAGGCCTATCGGGAAGGAAAGTTTCAACTGTTCTGTAATCAGAAAATGGTACGTACCGTTTCGTTTGAAGCCGATATTGACGCTATCGCTTGTACCGTAGGCGACGTGATTATAGTAGCACACGACGTACCCGAATGGGCTACATCGGGAAGTATCGTAAGCGTTAGCGGAAATACCGTTATACTAGACGCTCCGATTAATAATTACGACGCCCAAAAGCGCTATATTTTCGCCTACAGAGCTTGTAACAATGACGTTAGGTACGAGGTAGCATGTACCGTTAAAAACGTCACAGAAACGACTACAGAGGTGCTTTTATCGTCGATACCCGACGAAGCTCCGCAGGCAGGAGATGTGTATGATATTGCTAAAGCGCAGATAAAGAGTAAGAAGTTTGTCGTCCGTTCTATCTCAAGAGCGCAAGATTTTACCCGTAAAATAGAAGGCCTTGAGTACAACGAGGACGTGTTCAATGAAAATTACGATATTCCTACTATTAACTACTCCGACGCAGATAACCGTACCGCACAAAACGTTTCGAGGGTGATAGCTAATCATTATTACTGGACGAACAGCGACGGTACGAAAGAAGGCAAGGTTTCCGTAGCGTGGGATATTGACAGTCCTTATTCTAAGTTTATCGTATCGCTTTCAAGCGACGGCGGTCAGACGTGGGATACGGTGCAGGACACAACAGCAACGACTCTTGATTTACCTGCAAAGTATGACGGTACATATACCGTAAAGATAGTCACGATATACGGCCTAACAGCGTCTAATGGCGTTCAGACGGCGGTTACGCAGTCGATAAACATATCCGCACCCGTAGCCCCTACTGCAAGTAGTGTGGCCTTTGTAACGCCGCCGAGTGACGTTACAACAACGGGCATGGAACTATGGTTAGGCATTACAAGTGACAGCCCGTCTACTTATAAGCAGGACATCTACATAAGCGAAGATAACCAGACGTTCTTACCCATTGGAAGCGCTATAGGTAAGGCACATGTGGGTACGCTATCATCGGCTATATCCGCTACTGATACGACCATAGCGGTACAATCCGATGATTTTACTAACGGCGGCAGTCGTCTTATGGCAAACGTAGTTTGTATCGGTGATGAGTTTATCACCTACCAAACATCGACCCGTACCGACAACATCTACACCCTAAAAGGTTGCGTCCGTGGAGCTTACGGCACGGTAGCGGCTAATCACGGTAGCGGCGTACAGGCCGTGGTGATAGATAACAGACTGTTTGAAGCCCCTATAAAGAAAGAGTACGCAGGCAAGAAACTGTACTTTAGGGTAGTACCGACTCCGCTTATCGGCGTTGGCACGGTAACGGTTAATGACGTTCCGTCGCTACCTTACACCATATCACGCTACTACATACCGCCTGTAACGGACGTGGTTGCGTCGATTAAGTACGCACAAGGCCAAGACAGAAACGCCAAGTACGATATTAAAGTAGAGTGGCAGAAGCCTAACATCTCAAGCTACCTTGCAGGCGACGTGTGGTATAAACGAACAGGCGATACAGAGCGGCTGTTCGGGGGAAGCGGTACAGAACAGGTTATCATTCCGCAGGCGGTTGTAGGCGCAACGTACCATGTAGCTGTTGTTACCCGTGATAGATGGAACAACACGAACGACAAGGACACCGCACCGAGCCGAGACGTACTAGTATCCATGAAGTCCGACATACCGAACGCTCCGACTAACTTTAAACTTACATTCGGCGATACCGCTAAGGTATCGTGGGATGAAGTAACGAATACCGACGTTGCGTTTTACGAGATACGGACGGACGACGTTGTGGGTACAAGTGCAGGGCTGTTGCTCCGTACTACTGATATACAAGCGTCTTTAACGCTTGTAGACAGAAGCGGCAATCTGTATGTATTTGCCCGTAACGTTATCGGTCAGTACAGCACGGGAGCTACTCTTTCGTACAACAAGCCGAAGCCTAAAGCACCTACTAACACTGAAGTCAAGGCCTTACAAGGCGGCGTTGCCGTAAGGTTTGCGGCCATTCCGTCAGGGTGCAAAGGCGCTAATGTGTACATCGATAATGACGTATTCTTCACCGCCACAAACGTGTTCCAGACGATACTACAGCCTAACGTGTATAACGTGAAGGTATCGTATGTAGACCTGTTCGGAGAAGGCGAGATAAGCGGTCAACAGGCCGTGACAGTCAAGTTTGAAGTTACTAAAGATATGCTAGATAGAGAAACCCTAGGGCTAAATGAGATAGACAGGGCTATCGCTAAAATCGAAGGCGACGTTGGCGTAGTTAAGTCCGACATCACAGGTACGCAGTCACGTATCACGCAGTTGTCAAACAGCGTCGATATGCGGATAAACAGTTTAGACGGCAAGGAGCTTATCTCACGAATCAACTTATCACCGACTGGAACACGAATTGATGGCAGGCTGTTGCATGTCACAAGTGACGCAGTGTTCGACCAGAACATCATCACGAAAGGCATGATACAGGCAGGAGCGGTAACAGCCGACAAAATGCAGGTAGATAGCTTATCCGCAATTACGCAGAACGTAGGCGAACTGCACGGCGGTACGATAATCGGCGGTACGTTCCGCAACAACGACAGCAGTTTCCAAGTCTTACCGAACGGCGACATCATCGGCGCTAATATTATTGGTAGCCGCATAGACGCTAAGTCTGTATACGCCGAAGGGGAACAGCTTAAGCCCGTGCATGTATCAACGCAAGTCGTTGATAGCGGCGATAAGCTTGTATTACCCGAAGGGTATTCTATCGAGAAGTCGATTATATACGTGCTTGAGTATGACTTGATTAGAGATGATTATTTTGCGAGCGGTATTGTTGCAGGCACAGATTACAACGGGCAAACGCAGAAATACTATTGGATAAACACCACAGAGTATCTACCGAACAAGACAGACTTTGGCCGTACAGACTGGATAAACGGAGATTTACCGCACCGCGTAAATGAAGAGCTAAAGCGTCGTTTTCCCGTACACGTTGAAAAAGAAGAAACTAAAAGGGTAGTTGACTGGTTTAACAATCGCAGTAATTTTACTTACACGCACAGCACCTTAATGAATCAGAGAGCCGTGTGGGGAATACCTTACGTAAATCAGGGCTATTATAACGAGAATATGTTTGTGTTTTTCGGCTATCAGGCCGACGCTATCTTTCCGCAGGTACGTACAAGCCGAATGGGACGTGGCGTAGATAAAGACGACCCCCAATTCGGAAAGCACATAGTAGGCGTAGCCGACGACGGGACGTGCTATAACTGCAAAGTTATTTACGGTTTAAAAGGCGACCCCCGACGACTGTACACCACGTGGGGAACGATTAAAGTATGCGTCGTATCGTTCTGGTAAAGGAGTGGGAGAATATGTATTACTACTTTCGTTCGGACGGGTCGTGCAAGGCACAGTCCGGGTTACGACTTCCGTATAAGGACTGTACGGAGATACAAGACCCCGTCAATTACGACATCTCAACTATAGAGCTTAAAGACGGCAAAATCGTAAAGCGTGAGATTAAAGAAGATGTACCGCTTACTCCGATTGAGCCGTCAGAGCCGCAAGAAGTTGACTCACCCCAATTAACGGATATGCAAGAACAAATTATGGCGAGTATTGCTGAATTATCTGAGGCAGTGGCAGCTCTGGCTGAAGGGGGTGAGTCATAATGCTTGAGCTGATTTCTACTATTTTATTATTTATAAAGGAGTGGTTATATATGAGAATATTCAAAACGATGATACCCATTTACGGATGGCAGGTTCTGAACGGCAACTACGTACTGACGAAGGAAGAAGCTACCGACGGACAGAAAGTCGTACCTGAACGGTATGTTCCTTTCGTAGCCGAATGGTTGACGGAACGAGAAGATAAGCGGAAAGAGGACTAACCAATGCAGGTATTCAACGACGAACTGCACTGCGGATCTGCCTTCATTCGGCGATACGTTGCCGATGGCCACGACTTTACGGGAGCAACGGCAGTAATGAAGGTCCGCACAGAGAATGACATCGAGCTTGTAGCCGCCGACTGCACGGTCGACGGGGACTCCGTCACAGTGAAGATACCTGGCGAACGTAGTCGAGAGATACCGAGACGGTACCGCATGGCCAAGTACGACGTATTCGTAACGAAGGGAAACGAATACAGCTACAAGCTCGTTATGGGCGATATGAGAATAGTTTACGACGAATCAATGCATTAGAGGGGGACAAAAACATGGAAGAAAAACAAAAAGTAGAACTCACATTACCGAATCCGCTGAACATTGCCGTGCAGGTCCCGGGGCTACCCGGTAAGGACGGAAAAAGTGCGTATGAAGTGGCCGTCGAACAGGGCTTTGTCGGCACGGTCGATGAGTGGCTCGAAAGCCTTCACGGACAGAACGGCAGCAGCTCCGAGCCGGTCAGCATGAACTTCCCGACTGTATACAGAATGATGAAGGATAGAGCAATGAAAGTCGACAGCGACAGCCTCGAGGATGTTCTCAAGGCGTTACTCCGTGAAGTTATTCCCGACGGTCGATATTCGTCGTATCTTGCTGAATTCAAGCTTGTTGACGGTACGTCGGTAGCAGTCGGCGATACGGTCGTACATGTGGAGGGCCAGCCCGGTTTTTACGTGGTAGACACGAACGGCAATCGTCAGATGATACCCGACAGCGGACGACTCGACTTTGCACTCATGCAGCCGTTTGATGGAAACGAAAAGATTCTTACCATGGAGTATCCGAACGGCAACGACGGTACGGCCGCTTCGCTTACAATCCCCGCAGTATCAACAGGGGGAAGAGAAGAAGAGGTATGGAACTCGAATAACAGTATCGAATCGATGCGGATATACCGACGTGCAGACGGGCAAGCGGTACTTGAATTTCCTGTATACGCTACTCTAGACATGCTCGCACGTCACGAAGACGAAATCAAAAAACTTCACTTCGACAGCCTGGAGCTTGTCAGCACGGTGAACATGGATAATGACACACTGGCGGTTCAGGGCTTATTAGACCTCGAACAAATGACAAATAAAGTGTATATCGCCAAAGACCATTACGCACCGAAGCAGGTCATGTTGCCGAGCCGTTCCGAGCCGCTTCAGCTTACGTTCTACGAATGGGATAATCGTTCTAACCCTGGGCGTTGGAGCAGCTTTGACTGGAGTAGCAAGCCGTGCAACGGGAAGACAGCAACGCATGTCGGCGTAGCACAGTATGACATTCCCGACGACTTATAAGGAGGTTGCGATGTGGACATGGAGTTTTGAGCTCGCCGACGTTCTGACGACGCTCACAATCATGAGTACGCTCGGCGGTATGGCTTATTACTTAGTCATTCGGCCGTTCTTGCAACGGCTCGAAGAAGACCGAATCAACGACCGTACGTTCTTCTCTTCTAAGTACGATACATTAATCGAAACCTTGCGAGAGTTAAAGGAAGAAATCAAGCTATCTCGACAAGACCGTATTCAACAAGCGCAACGGCATTTACAGCTAGTCGGGCGGGTTGAAGTCTTGGAGTCACGGGTTGATGACCTTCGGAACGAGTTGCACGGAGAGAAGCGATGAAGGAACAAATCATTAATTCACTCAAGAAGGCGTTCCATTCGGCTAGAGTTGCGAGAATCAGTCCGACGGGAATTATTGCGACTCGGTTTCTCGTGTCGATTATGATTACTCCGATTATACTGATGTCGATTACGTATCTGTTATCGTTCTTGCAAGGGTACGTAAGCGAAGAACACGGGCGACTGATTACAGTAGGCTCGGGCATCGTGGACCACGTGTTCACGCCGCCCGTGGTTGTCGCCTTTTCGGGGTTCTTGGCGTTATTTATTGACCGAAACAGGAACGGCATACCCGACAGACTGGAAGAACAGCAACGGCCCAGTGTGCCGACAACGAACGAAAGAGGGGAAGGAAAGCGATGAAATACGGTATAGACGTATCCACGTGGCAAGAAGGTTTAGACTTCGAACGTGCGAGAATACTAGGTTATGACTTCTGTATCTGCCGTATCGGTTATACAGGAAGCGGCTACAATCTCGATGACCTGTTCGTGCATAACATTAACGAAGCGAAAGCAAGCGGTATGGAACTCGGCGTATATTATTACTCTACTGCCACGACTACCGAAGAAGCCGAAGCAGAAGCGGATTGGCTACTCGAACAGTTGAACACATATCTCGACGGCGTAGACCTGTCAGCGGGCATTTGGCTAGACGTAGAAACCGAAGCACAAAGGAATCTTGGAGCGGACGAATTGACAACCGTCGTTATGGCATGGGTGAATCGAATGAACTCGGCGGGGAAGTACGTCGGCTTGTATGGAAGCTATGACATGTTCATGAACGGTATAAACATAGACAGCTTGCCGAATTACGTACCGCTCTGGGTTGCACAGTATTCAAGCCGTAACGACTTACAGCTCGACAAGCCTAATGCGAATATAAAAATCTGGCAGTATTCGGAATCCGGCAACGTTGACGGGGTAAATGTAGACGAAAACGTCATGTACGACTAGCGAAAGGCGGTGAATTGATGAACTTTCCGACGTTTAATGGCGAAAAATCAGGCAAATGGCCAAAACTTGCCTTATTTTGCGTTCTGACAGCTTTTTGTTTACTCGGCATATACTTTGCCATAAATCACGTAAAACAGCAGTCAGACGAGCCCACACGAATGCAATTTTCCGATACAGAAGACAAAAATTCGGTAAAGAAGAATTTACGAGTTTCTGACCGTGAGGCGGCCGAAATCGTAACGAAAATTGAACGGATACACGACGGCAAGACCGCTCCGAACGTATCGTATTATGTGACAGCTCCGAATTTGACGACAGCCGCCGACAGAACGGAACAGGCTATCAGGAAGAACGATAGCCAGATCCCGTTAGCGGCCAGAGCAAAATCGGATAGAACGGTCGTAACGGTTGACGAAGAAAAACAGAAAGTTGATGTATATAAAATTAACTTACGTAACAACCATAAAATTAAAGCAGGCGGCACGTACATAGACGGTAAGCCGTATTTGTCAATCGGCTATCAGGCAGGACGGATTGAAGGAATTGTACACGCAGACCAAACAGGGCTTAAAGGCGGTACGGTTATGTATACAATTAAAGAATGGTGATTAGGGGACTCCTACGGGAGTCCTCTTTTTTTGTTGTCCTAATGTAATCATTGCTCCTGTTCCATGACATTCGGATATAGGATAATTTTATATTTTCTCTTGCAAATACACGCAATGCGTGCTATACTTTGACCAAGATAAAGATATGAATTGCCCACAGGCGAAAGGAGAATACAAATGAACGAATTTAAAAGCAGAAGAGAAGCATTAGGAATGACACAGAAAGAAATCGCCGAAAAACTGAATATCCCCAAAAGAACATGGCAAGATTGGGAACTGGAACAAAGAATGCCGAGCGACTGGGTTTCCGCTCTTGTCTTCAAGGCTATGGACGAATTGAAAGAAAAACAAAATGATAAAGTTCAAAGCCTTGGTGGTCTTGAATCCTACACGGAAGCGGCTGTAAAATTTGCCGAAGATTCTAAAGAATGGCCGGCTGACGTAGTCAACTCTCTTGAGTTCGTAACACACCGCTCAGACGGCACGTATGAAGAAACGTGTGATAATGGCGGCGAAAGCGGCCTTGATGTAAGCTGGGCATTTACATTAAGTGAAGAACAGGTAAGAGAAAAGGCCTTGCAGAATTTCGCAGATGAAATCGCGGCGATTTTCCAAAACGTCATCGAAGAAGCGGCCGCTGATGACTGCAACCAAGATGAAGTCGCTGAACGGATCGCCTTTATCAAAAGATACTTCTAAACGACAAAGACCCCTCATTACGAGGGGTCATTTTTATTTGAAGTAAAATAAGTAACCTGACGGAACTGTATACAGCATAGGCACGGACGGCGTCGTGTCGGGAACTTTTG